AAAGTACACTCCCTTGGGTGATATATGTGTTGCTGTGAAATATGATCTAATCATACAATGTGTCCACGTTTTGTCTTTCTCTGTCATTTCATAACCTGCGTTCTTGATAAACCATTCTGCTATTTTCGTTGAAGCATACAGTATCATAGATTTATCCCATCTGTTGGCGTCTCCTCCTAAAACTCCTTTATCATTTCGTCCTTTTAGCCTTTTCATCAGTCCTGAGTACAAAACTTCCCATTCTGGTCCATGTGGATTAATACCAACTTTAATATCTGAATGGTTCCTATCTTTCTCTATGTGTGACACTAAATGACCAAACATCATCCTTATTTTTATCACATCCACTTTCGGACCAGCATCAAAAAGTCGTGTTTTCTTAGCTTTAACTCTTTCCAAATCTCTCACTTCATCCTTGAGTGTATCGTTTACTGTATAAGGTACCATTATGCCCTGTTCCATTTGTGATACGCGCCATTCAAATAAATCCATAAAATCCTGATGTACTACAACTCTCTTCTTACCTTTTCCTTCGTCAACAATCTTAATAAGATCGGATGTTTTCATGTTCTTCATTGTAAAAGGAAAACCAGGCGATGTCGTTAAGTCCATAGGTGGTATACCTAGTTCTGGTACCCCAAGTATTGCTTGATCAAAAGTTAACTTCTGTCTCTTCCTGTGTCTATTCTCTGTTAATATTCCATCCATGATTCTGTCGTCATTCATTATTTCTCTAACAATAGCTGGTAATGCTGGTGTCGTTACTTCTCCAAACTTTTTATACGCTATATCTAAAGGTGTTGGTGCTTCATGTGATGATAACATTGCTGGTGCTTTTGTAACTGGTACTGGACATAAAAGTGTTTCACCTGTATCTACATTTAATATTCCTGTTTGTATGGCTGATGGTTCAATATTTGACTTCATAGGCATGTATGGTTTTCTTTCCAGTTTTCCTTCAAATCGTGTCCCCTTGATAGCAGGTACAACATTAAAATCAGATATTGGTGTTCCCAAAGGGTATTCATCTTCTTCTCCTGGTGTTAAAAT